AGGTGACCGACCCAACCATCTACCAGCTCAATCGCTATGGAGTAGCTAATCCGCTCTCACTTCTGTGGGAGTTGACGACGCTTTCCTTCGTGGTTGACTGGTTTACCGGTATAGGTGACTTCCTAGATTCGCTTACTGCGAGTTTCGGATTGTCATACCTATGGGGTTATGAGACAAGATACGTACGTGGTCAGTTTACCGTTCTACACGATATGCTGACTCCGCCACAGTATCCTATCTCGGGCGACAGGTACGCTCGTTGCCCGGTTACGCTTACGTCGATGAGACGTTATGCGAATCCCGGGTTTCTACCTCCACCGATCTACTTTCGAGTGGATCTCAACTTGAACCGAGTGTTATCTTCGATAGCACTCTTAACAACAGCGATTCGTCGCTGAATGGGAATCTACCCATGGCTCAAGCCGCAAATATCACGGTCAATGACCGTGAGACAACCCCGGTGGCGCATACTTTCGCGCCACGCGAGGTCACAACCGGCATGGCTCTCTTCGCAGAGGCCGCGTCGGTGCCGAAAGGGGAGCGTCAGCTCTCCATCCGGTGGCGAAAGGGAGAGAAAGGCTCGTTCTACCATCGAGTCGTTCTCACCGTCCCCGTTCTGGTCAACGAGACCATCAACGGGGTCGCCGTACCTACCGTACCGCGCGTCTCCTTGATCGACTGCACGTTCCGTTTCGACGAAACGAGCACAGAACAAGAGCGCGCGAATACGGTCGGGATGTTTGCGAATGCCCTTGCGGCATCGCAAACGGTCGTCAACTCGACGATCGTCAAGTTGGAAGGTGTGTGGTGAGAACCGCACTTCTTCTGGGCGCCGTCATCATCCTTTCGGCTTGCCAGCCGGCAGGTGATGGCGATGGCTTCGAGATCCGATCGGTGTTACCGATCGAGTCCGAACTTGTCATCACACGGTGACCACGGCGTGAACCCTCATACCGCGTACATTTGTGCGCGCATATGAGACCATGACCGTATAAGAACATCCGTTCAGGAGTCTTACATGCCACGAACGAAATCGAGATATTCAATCTCAATTCGTCTACTGGGCGCTCTTACGGTTAACTTCGAAAGGGATCTTCGGGATCTTATTCAAGGCTTAGCGCAAGACGGATCGTTTAAAACGACCTACCTTGCGACCGAGTTCTCGAGTAAGTACCTCGATCCTAACGTTGTTAGCCCTGAAGAGCGTGGCACCGCAGGTATCCAGAAGTGGCTACTTGCCGAGCGAAGAAATTCGCGTACCAATCAACGTCTCCTCTTATCGGAGCGAGATTTAGGTTGGTGTGAATTTGCGTCACTGCAACGCGCAGTCCGCAAGTTCATAGCGAAGATCCTCGGCCCCTTGGACTACCCCTCATGCTTGATGAGGGGTACGCTTACCAATGGGGCGTCGACTCGTGTCCGTCGTTCACCGACAGCCGCGATCGACAAGCTCACCGGGAGAATAGAACTCTCGTCCTCTGCTGTAAAGCATTGGCTTCAATTCGCAAGTGGAACTCCACTTTCGAGTTTGCCTATCTATACGGCAGAAGAGTCAGTTCTGTTCACCGTTCCGAAGAAAACCGAAATTGACCGCGTTGCTTGCAAGGAGCCGGAAGGCAATATGCTGTTGCAACGCTCGTTGGGCGAAGTGATTCGCAGTAAGCTGCGCCGTTACGGAATTGATCTCAATGATCAATCTCGTAACCAGCGGCTCGCTCAGTCAGCTTTGAAAGATGGTCTCGCGACTATCGATCTCAGCTCTGCCTCCGATCTTATCTCCCGGCAGTTGGTGTTCAACCTCCTGCCGTTCGATTGGTGGTCAATACTCGACGATCTCAGGGTGAAAAGCACGCTATTACCTTCCGGAGAAAAGCACTCTCTCGAGATGTTTTCTTCTATGGGTAATGGCTATACTTTCGAGTTAGAAAGTCTCCTTTTTCTCTGCTTGATGCTTGCATCGCGCGAGGCTGAGGGTTGTTTAAATACACGACTTTCCATCTTTGGAGACGACATGATCTGTCATCCCAAAGTTGCCGACACCTTGATCCCTCTCTTAACCGTTAGTGGATTCACCATTAACAAGGAAAAAAACCTATCTTGCAGGGCCCTTTCGGGAGTCCTGCGGGCATGATTATTTCAGAGGTATACGGGTAACCCCTGTGTATTTCAAGGAGAAGGAAGATGACTACG